CTGTAACCCAAACCCTCTTAGAACTGATCAGATTGTTGAGATTTATCGCAAGCATAATTATGATAACCCTAACTGGAAGTTCATCAGCTATGATGAGTTGCCAATTAAGGCTAATCGTTCAAATTGCATCATGGACTGTTCTAAGCTAAAGAATTTTGGGTTTGAATTTCAAACAGAAGAAGAAGCTATTATTAAGAGCATCGTATCTTTGAGGGACAATGCTTAACAAACTTAAGAATTTATATAGAGGCAAGTCATATGGTAATGACTATGAGGGTATGCTTTACTTCGTTAATGGAGGCAAGCATAAAGGAGATTATTTTGTAATTGTTAGTGAGAATAATGGCAATTATGTCATGTTTAATCTTACACCAAGCGAAGACAACGAAAAAGTTTTTGAGGTTCCAAAAGACAAACTTCTATCAGGTGTGAGCGAGAAAATAGTTGACTTCGTTGAGAGACTACCGTATAATATCTATATAGACTGCAAAAGTGTCTACCTAAAAAATGAAAACACTAATCCTAGATTGCAACAATCTACTTTATCGGACGTTTTGGCTGTCGAAGAACAAGACTCTGACGAATAGTAGAGGGGAAAATGTAGGTGGGGTTTATTTCTTTCTTAATTGTGTAAAATCTTATACAAAGCAGTACGAGCCTGACCGTATTTTTGCAGCCTGGGATAAAAAGCTAACATGGCCATCTTCCAACTTCAGGAAAGAAATGGCTGCTGTTCAATATAAAGGAAATCGTAATTATACCCCATTTGAGGGTGTTCATAATTACGATGACCTTATTCAACAGATGCTTTCCAATCTGAACATTAAGAATATTTACCCTAATGTCATGGAGGCAGATGATGTAATTGCATGGCTGTGTCATACACTGGACGGTGAAAAAATAGTTGTCTCTACTGATAAAGACATGTGGCAACTAGTTAATGAACAAACTAAAATCTTTTTTCCTACAGGCAAAAAGGAAATTAATCTTTCTAATTTTGCTCAAGAAGCTGGAGTAGCTAAAGAACATTATTTGCTGTACAAGTGTATTATGGGTGATATTTCTGATAACGTTAAAGGGGTAGAAGGTTATGGTAAAGTAAAGGCCAAGAAGGTTGCAGAAAGCGGTGTATCAATTCTTACAGAAGAGCAGCAAAAAGTAGTTGAAACTAATTTGAAGCTGTCTGATTTAAATTACGGTTATCGTTATTACCCTGAAGAAGAAATCTGCTACAAAGAGCAAATGGGTCAGCTCAGTGAGCCTGCTTTAGATTTAGAGTCGTTTAAGGATATTATTTCTTACTTAGAGCTTGACTCTATTACAAAAGACATTAACATCTGGGTTAATACCTTCGAGAAAAAGAAAAATCTAACTAAGTATATAGAAGATTTGAAAAAGAGACTAAATATTTGATATGAATAACATGCCGTTTGTTAGACCTGTCAAAATCCCATCTCCTTATACAGGAGACTATTGTAACCCTCGCATCAGAGAAACTTCCGACGCGAACTATCGCATCAAGGAAGCCATCTGGATCTGCCCTACTACTGGTGAATTTTTTAAGAGAGGCATCGTGTCACGCGATCCTATCAATCCTCCAAATGAGAGTGCTTCCTAACGATTACGCGATTCAAAAGTTTTTACAGTTTGCTGGTTATCCAAAGTATAAGCGCCACACTCAAGTTTATGAGGGTGGTTGCCCTACTTGTAGAGAAGGAAATTCCTGGGGTAGGAAGAGACGTTTATACTTCGTTACCAAAAAGAATTTTATTTGCTGCCACAATTGTGGGTTGAGTCTTTCGACATACAACTGGGTTAAAGAGGTGTGTAAGTTGTCTGATAAAGACATACTTCAAGAACTTTCTGAAAGAGATTTTGTACTTGCAGATGGCCATGTAAACGAAGAGCCAAAGCAAGAAAAACAGCCTGAAGTTAAGCTTAGCGCTCTGCCTGAAGATAGTATTAATCTTAATGATATACATCAAGTGGAATTCTATAAGAATGAACCAGGTGTGAAGGCTTCCTTAGATTACATAAAAGAACGTAAGCTGGACGTGGCCTGTAACAAGCCAAAGGACTTCTGGATATCCATTAAAGATAGTATTCATAAGAATCGTTTAGTTATTCCGTTCTATGATAAAGGTAAGATTGTTTACTATCAGACTCGTACTATTCTAGACAGTAAAACAAAGTCATTTCCAAAGTATTTGAGTAAAATGGGAGCTCAAAAATCTTTGTTTAATATTGATAATATAGATACAGGTAATGAGCATTACTTCGTATTTGAAGGACCTATTAACGCGTGCTTTAGTAAGAACAGCATGGCTGTTGCAGGTATTCAAGAGAGCAGCAGAAAGAACTTTACTGATTTACAAGAACAGCAATTAAAGAGATTGTTTCTTATGAAGCGAGTGTGGGTACTAGATAGTCAATGGCTGGACAATGCTAGTAGAAAGAAGAGTAAGATTCTGCTGGATCAAGGAGAGACTGTGTTTATATGGCCTAAAGAGTATGGTACCATATTCAAAGACTTTAATGACATTGCAAAAAAATTGAATCTTTCCGAAATTCCAGAAAGATTCATTCTCGATAATAGTTTTGGAAAGCTTAAAGGTAATGTTAAGCTTGGTTTTATTAATTATTCTTCGTCGCTGGAAAGCATGTAGCCCTTGAAAGATTCAGTCAAAGCAGACATTTCCTGAGCGAGTCTAGCAATTCTCTTTCTTTCGCCTCTGGCGATTTCAGCGAATAGAGAACCTTCATCAGCATCATTCAAAACTTTCTGAATAGAGTTATTATCAACTCCATTTAGATATGTTGTGAAGCTGGTTAATTTCTCAATCCATTGACCCAATTGCTGTACTTGCTTGTCCCTAATTTGTTCTTCTGGAGACACTGCAGGCACACCTGTTGGAGAACTAGTATCAAAATCTTGAGGGTTTGTGCCATCATCCAATGATGAAGCAAACGCATCTGCATCACCAATATCGTCAGGATTTACGCTTAATTCCGGATTTTCTGGCTCGTCTTGTTCTAACAGATGAAAAACTCTGTGATTAAATGCTTTCATATCTATAAATATTTATGTTATGAAACGACTTTTATTCGAGGATATGGATATGTATTACAACAAATACAATGCCAACATCGCTGCTCGAGATCTCAAGCCACCCACACACACCTTACAAGACTTATTAAATTACTTTACAAATCAATACCCCAACATCATTAGAGCGCCAAAAATGTCTCCTGCTCCTCTAATTAATGCTGATACAAAATCGTTAGAAATGTATAACTTGGTCATGGATTTAAAGTCTAATGTCCAAGCATCCATGGGTAATCCGGTTATTCGAAAAAACCCTAAGCTATTGGAAAGAGCCAGTCAGATTGTTAAGTTATTAAACAGTGTGTTGAAAAGAATAAAAACAGTTGATAAAATGCTGCTTCAGTATAAAATCTAATATGGTTAACAAGCTGTTACTTTCCTTATTCTTCACTACAGTTATTAGTGCTGGTTTTTCCTACTTTTTAACCAGCCTCGGAATACCATTTATAAAGTCTTTTGTAGTTGCTACTATTTTACAATTTCTGTTCTTTTATTTTTACAATTCTTATAAACAGTCTAAGTTTAATAAGTTTACTGTGGAACGTTTATCTGAAACAGAAATGCAATTTGAACAATCTGGAACAGATGTAACTTGTGCCAATTGCAAAAAGGAAGTGTTCGCTCCAATTGAATTACCTGAGCCAAGTAACTTTACTTGCCCACATTGTGGATCAGAAAATTCAATTTACCTAAATATAGAGACTGCGGTTACTACTAGACCTGTATGATTAAAATGGAAGAACGCGAACCAGGTCTTAAACCTGTTAAGATGGAAGAACCAAAAATTGTTTACACTCATGTTGTAGAACAGCTGAAGCAATACTTTTTAAGCCGCAAGGGTTTGGATAAGAGAGAGTTTATAAGTGCCGTAGAGCTTGCAAAGTTTCATAATGCAGATTTTTTCAAAGTAGAACCACAATCTTATGCAATGAGCCTTTTGCGACTCGTGTTTGATGAAATTCTTGAAGAAGAAAAAAATACTGAAAAGAAAGAGTATAAAAAAGCAGTTTTAGCATCAATGATGAACAACCTCAACGAAATTTTTCCAGAGAAGTCTAAGGATAAAGGCAGAATTTTTTGCCTGTTTGCTGCCTACACCATCGGAATTTTCGAACTCTTCGACGAATAAAAAGCTTGACAGGCCCATGTTTTTCCTGTATCATATACATGTGAAGAAGAATATTTCCAAGATTATCCCGACTGAAATTATCGACAATAACGAGAAGCTGTCTCGTTGGCTGGCTCTGATGGAAGGCATTGAAATTATTGAACAGAAAGCTTCAGACCTTAAAGTGGCCAAGACTGAAGTTGACAGCCTTTTAAAGCCCCTTGCCTTGCAAAAGTATATTAACGAGCGTTACAATTCAATTAAGCTGGAGCTGGATTATCAGGGTGATCGCTAACTGTAACCACCGTAAACATCATCTGTATTACCATAGGCCCCATAATCAAATATATCATTAGATACTTCGTTAGTTGTTTGTTCGAATGGGTTTAAGTTACCGTCAATGAGTACGTTATCTCCAGTAAATGTACCTGTAAAGGTATCATCAATAACTTGATTAGATGCCCCCTCTCTTGGAGAGTTTGCTTCGTAAGTAAAGTCAAAGCGCTTGGCTTTTAATATCCACAAGTAGTGGCCCATCAAGGGGTTAATGCGAGCAACATCTTCATCAAGACGTTGAGTCAGCTGGAATATTCTTCCAGTTCTACCATTGATGCGATCTGTTCCATACTCATTTAACTCAATTAAATCTCCAGATTTAGGCTCAGGAATACCAGATGGATAATAAGCAGAAAGAGCGGAAAGTGCTGAACCAAAAGAACTTATAGTCACGATGGCAGTCATGTCATCGTCAGAGATTAAGCCATATTTACTTAACAGAGGGGATGCATCATTTACCTCTATGTACATAACAAAGAAATAAGGTACAGAGTATCCTTCTAGTGGAGCCTCTCCGTATAAATTATCTGCATCTACTAAATTCGTACCATTAATGTAATAATTAATTCTTTGACCATACATGCCAATCATCTCAGTGTAATAGTTCTGAGTAATCTGTCGCTCTCCTCCGTTTGTATCTTTATCTAAAACACGATACACCTCCCCACAACTCAAAAACATGTTGTCAAGGAGATTACAATCAGCTATTACCGTAAACATTGATGCTGTATCGATGGCCATATTACTTTTTTAAATAAAAGGATTTCTGTTGTGGGTTGTATCCGATGTATATGCCACTTGTACTTAACTGTTTAAAGTTTTTTCCAGGTATAAAGTCTCTCAAATTATATTTTTTAATAATGTCTTGAGCTGTTAAATTGGAAATAGTTAACATGCCATTTTTTTGTTTTTTTAATTTATCTACCTCTGGACAATCGTTAGGATTTTTCTTATAAACATTTGGAACCAGATTAGCATGTAATCTGGAATCAGGATCAGTACCAGTTTGTATTCTAGTTTCGTCACTGTCTTGTACCTTTACAATTTGCTCGAAAAAATATTTCTCGTAGAGATTCACGTAATTATTTATGAGTTATGTAGCTGTAAACAAAAAAAAGCTGAATACTTTCGTATCCAGCTCTTTAACGTAATTTAGCGAACGTTATACAGAAAACAGATCATGTCCTGGCTTGGATAGTTTGCTGTTAGGCTTGTTATTTTTGCCAGTCATAGCGTTAATAGCTGGCTGAGGGTTGTGAGCCTTAGGGTCAGCTTGAATGTTTGGAATCTTGCCGCTATCAGCCTTGCCGGTTGATGCGTTATAACCTGAAGCGTGAACCTTGTTGCTCTTACCAGTCATCGCGTTTACAGCTGGTTGAGTGTTGTGTAATTTTGGCTCTGGCTCACTTACAATAGCTTCTGTTGGAGAATACATACCTTCTTCTTCCATTGATCCTTCATCGGCGTCAGTAAGATCTTCTTCACCTTCATCGCCCATATCCTCTTCCCCTTCATCATCATCTCCAGCACCGAGAGATGCCTTGAGATCAGTGAGGGCAGTAATAATATCTTCAATCTTTTGGGCTAGATCGCCGTTTCCACCTGCCATAGATCCGATGTCTTCCATGCCGCTGTTTAAATCAGCGTCCATTTCCATGTCACCAGCGCCATCAGTACCTAGCGTCATATCTAAGTCTTCTTCGCCCATGACATTTTCGAACAATTCATCAAATTTGTTTTTTTGAGATTTCATAGTGTTGCTTCTGAAATTATTTATGCTCTCTTTCAGCTTTTTTCTAGCCTTTTTATTCTTTTTATTAACCTTGGTGGCTTTTGAGGGTTCGTATGCCTTGGCCATTACTGGGTCTTTATCATCAACATAAGAGGCTTTAGAATTGGCTGAATAATGTGGAGCCTCTTGCGGTGTCACAAGGTCTTTCTTTACCATTGCGTCACCTGTAATCTTAAATGGTTCGAGAAGTTTCTCAAATCCTGGAAATGAGTGAACTATGTCTTCTGATAGATCTTTCATAATTTGCTTTAAATATTTATATGCCCTACGAGGAAAATTACTACTTAGGTAACAAAAATCTCCCCAAACCTGATACTCAGTTTGACTGGACACCAGAAATGCTGAACCATCTCGAGAAGAGTAGAGATGATATTTTGTATTTTGCTCAAGAGTTTTTCTATATTATTAATCTGGATAGAGGCAAACAGTTAATTAAATTACATGCCTGTCAATTAAGAGTGTTAAAGACCTTGGATGAGGAGAGATTCGTATCTCTGCTAGCAAGTCGCCAATCGGGGAAAACGACTCTAATGACAATCTACGCTCTTTGGATTGCTTGTTTCAACAAAGATAAGAGGGTACTTGTTGTAGCTAACAAGGAGAAGACAGCCATCAACATCTTTCGTCGTATCCGCACAGCCTATGAGATGTTACCCAATTACTTGAAACCAGGTGTAAAAGAATATGGTAAAACATCCATTACATTAGAAAATGACTCTTCAATTGGTATTTCAACTACAAGCTCAGATGCTGGCCGTGGTGATTCAGTAAACGTATTAATCCTGGATGAGTTAGCATTTATTCCAAATAACATTGTGGAGAAGTTCTGGAAATCTGTTTACCCCATTATTTCTTCTTCTAAACAATCCAAGATCTTCGTTGCTTCTACTCCAAATGGTACAAAGAATTTATTTTACGAATTATACTCTGGAGCCAAAGAGGGTAAAAACGGCTGGGCTGCTCAACGCATTGATTGGTGGGAAATACCTGGTAGAGATGAGGAATGGAAGCAAGATACAATTAGAGAGATTGGTAGTGAAGAGACTTTCAATCAAGAGTTCGGCAATGAATTTATTGAAGTTGGTGAGAGTACTCTTTCTGACAAGCTGTATGAACATCTTAAGTCTAATATAGCTCCACCTTTGCATGTATTCGATGATGGTGCTTATAAAATGTGGGAGAACCCTAATAAGGCCAGCATATATGTTGCAGGTGTTGATGTGGCTGAAGGTGTGGGTCAAAACGCTAGCTCCATAGAAGTGTTTGATATCACAGATCTATCCAACATAAGGCAGGTAGCAGAGTACTGTAACAGTAATATTAATCCTTATACCTTTACACAAAAGGTTAATCAGATTTGCAAGCACTGGGGTTCTCCACCAGTGTTAATTGAGCGTAACAATCACGGTGGTGGTGTATGTGATAATCTTAAAAACGAATATCATTATAATAAGATTGTAACGTATACTGTTAAGGCTGGCAAGATGTTTTTTGATCGGCCTGGTATTCATTCTCATACTAATACCAAATATAAATGCATGACCAACATGAGATATTGGTTAAATGAAACAATGCGAGTAAAGATAAAATCCATAGATTTACTCAATGAATTGAAAAATTTTACTCGCAACAAAAATGGTACATGGAGTGCCAGATCAGGAGAGATGGATGATAGAGTAATGGCCATGGCCTGGTGCTTAATTGTTCTGGATAGAGAGGTTTGCGAGAAGTATTTTGAGGTTTTAGAGTTTGATAAAAATCAAAAACCATTTAAAATAAAGAAATTGAGCTACTCTCAACCAGGAGAGTTTGTTGATGATTTTGGTA